TACTCCAAGAAAAACTCGTTGCTCGGAGCGTCGTCCATATTGTACTTGGTCAAGCCATGCAGCGCACCGTTAGAGCCGCCACCACCCACTACGCCTGAGATGTCATACGAGTCGCAACCCAACGCACCGAGGTGGTCGTTGCCGGGATGCTTGATGCCGTTACGCTCAAACACCCTGTTCTGCATCTCGTTTTTAGGAACCCACGACAACCTGAAGCGTCCTGACTTGTCAGGATAGAAAATGACCTTGCTGTCCTTGATGCCGTCCTTCCAACGGAAGCTGCCCTGCGTAACGTGCTGATTGATAATCAAGCTGTCGTTGTAATCTATCTGCTGATAGATGCGCGTAAGGTTGAAGATAGACTGCTTGCTTTCATCCCTGAAGGCGTGCGACTCTGTGCGGGGAAACTGCCTGTAGTATTCGTTAAGCGCATCAGCATCTGACTTCAACGACTCCACCTCAGCCTCCCAATAGTTTACTGCTCCCTGATGGATGTCTTCTCCGTCAATGCCTGCAACAGCTTTCTCAGGAGTTCTGAAGACGGGCATACCGTAGAGGTCGATGAACCCCTCCATGTTCCACTCCATAGGAATGAACAGGGAGTACATCCCGCTCTTAGTCTGTCCGTTCTTGTTTCTCTTTAATACATCAGAGTCGCGGTACAAGTCCTTGAAGTTGCCGCCACCCTTAGACAGGGCATTGGAGGTTGACCCCATCATGCACTTACCGATAATCTTACTACCCAAGCGCAAGCACGTCTTGGTGACGCGCCAATTGTTGAGGATGCTGTTGGGCTTGAGCCACTTACCGCTCTCGTCATGGACGAGGAGCTGTAGCTTCTCACCGTCGTAAGAGTTGTCGTCAGTGTTCTTCCAATCAATCGTGGTGTCGAGACCTTGAATCTCATCGTCCTCGACGTTGAACATGTTCTTCTTGGTAATCTTAGCCGCAGGCACACGGTAGGCAAGCTCTGTCTTAGGCTTGTCCATACCGTCCATGATGGGCTTAAAGAAGAACGGCAGACGGCTGTTGATGGGCACGACCTTGTCGGTAAACATCTTCTTGGCATCAGTACCCGTCTTCGACAGGATGCCTACACGAGAGTCCTTGGCAAGCGTCGCGGTGTTGACACACTCTGACGATGACATGAATGAGAACCCTGAACGACGAATCTTTAGGTACACCATACCGAAGCTCCTGCGGTCGGCCTTGCACGCCTCCCAAAAGATATAGAGCAGTCTGTTGGCCTCACGGAAGTCAGGATAGCCTACGTCGATGCTCGTCCATTGCAGGTACATATAGTGCGCCCCCGTGAGGTAGGTGGGCTTGCCGTCATTCATGAACCAATAGCCATCATCCCTCCTGTCGAACTCACGCTCGATATAGTCAACGTACCTCGACTTGAAGTCAGAGGTCATCTCATTCCATTGGAAGATGGATTGGATTTTATTCAGGTGAGCAGGGATTTCTTCTCTCTCCCAATACTGCTCACTTCTCTTGGTGTGTCTTTGAGGACACGCTTTGGGAGACTTGGGCAGGCCAATCTTTAGGTTCTGAATCTCGTATACCTCACCGAGAGTTCCGTCCTTAGATATGATTACAAGGTCATACTTAGGGTCATAGCCGTACTTCCAAGTCTTGGCTTTGTTCTTAGTAGAAAGCACATGCTTGGGTATGTAGTCGTGAACGACACGGTGTAGGCTTTTATTTAGACCTTCGTTCTGCAAATCCTTGCTTTGTATCTACCTTCTTGGTAGAGCCTGTTTCTAATGTCTCGATAGCTTCTCTCTCGGTCTCGATTCTATTCAAGATTTCGAATGCATCCATGATGCATAGCTTCTTAGTAGCTGCCGCGTTCTTGAGCCTGTCGGCTGACAGGTCGTCTTCAGGGTCGTGCTTGATGATTTGCTCCTTGGCAACCTTGATAAGCTGCTCCACGGCACGATGACCCGCCTCAATAATCTTGAGCTTTACATCCTTAGTGTTCATGGCGCATGGTTATCTGATGGTCGTATACCCTGTACATGGTCTCACCGTCTACATCGAACTCGTACTCGCTGTCGGGCGTGAACGAAACGATAGTACCCGCGTTGACTCCCTTGCTTACAAGATAGTCATTTGGATATTCCATACGTCCCATGAGCGGCTCGTGGGTAGGCTTCTCGATGAAGCACTCCTCAGCCGGGATAGGAGAAACAAAGCAGTACCTGTCGTGAGCGTGCCACTTGTTGCCGTCATGGTACATGAAGAACTGCTCGGTATCGACAAAGAATAGGTCTTCCCTAAAGAAGCTACGCCCGCTCTGACGACGACCTTTCATGTCGTTGTAGAACTTGAATACGTTGTGGTGGACAAGCAGGGTATATCCTACCTTGATTGGCCCGTCATAACCTAATGGTACTGAGACTACAATAGCCTTGCGATTAGAAAACTTCGCCTCCTCCTCTGATGTGTTGGTAGTAAACTCTACCCCCTCCCAATCTGCAGTGTTGTTGTATCTCGTGCCCTTATGTGGTTTGACGATGAAGTTGAATGGGGATTGCATTAAAAGTTGATGTTGTACTCCACGCTAAGGGGCATAGATGGAGTAAAAGACTTCCACAGCATTACTTCGTCATCACGCTCAATCCAAATGCGGTACTCGTCGTCCACGCACTGAATAAGGTGAATGCAGTAGTCTCCGTTTAGAACCTTCTGCCCTACGAGGTAATGCATAGCACCCGACTTGTAGTCGGGGCCGATGGAAATCTTTCGGATGTCCATATCACACCACCACCATTACGATTCCCGGTGCGTCAAGAGGGGCTGCACCCGTTCCGGTAGTTCTATAAATTCTTCCGGCAGCCAATCCCGCTGACGTGGCTGCTGCGTTGTCAGCGTGGCTAGGAAGCACAGCCTTAAGCTCTGAGCCTGAGAGTGCGTCAAGTACAGACGTAGGGGTAAGTTGTAGAGTACCTGCAACTTGTGCTGTTTGTCCCTGAGAAACAGTAATCCCTCCTTGCGCAGCAATGACAGAGTTACAAATTACACTTGCGCCTGCTGCAGTACCCAACAAAACAGTTCCCGGAGCGACAAGACCCGTGGTAGTAATGTTGCCTGTAAGGGTGATATTATTAGTAGCAGTATTTCCTGCGTCAAGAACCTGAGACAGAGTCACTAATCCCTGCGAACCCGCAAGAGCAGCAATATCTTCTACAAGGAAGTTCTTAGTTGCATCAGTGGGAGTGCCCGCTACATCTGTACCAATGACTTTATCTCCTGCAGCAGGTGTTACCGTAGAGTAAGTGCTAATTTTAGACATCTTCTAGTTGTTCTGTGTTTCGTGTAATCTCGCCCGTCTGAACGTTTACGGTAGCGTCCTTGCCGTACTTCTCCATGAGGACGTTCTCGTAGTCGTTGTAGTCCGACTTGAGCTTGTCAACATTGGCAAGCAAAGCAGTCTTTGCGAGTTCAGCATCACCAATCTTCATCTTGAGGGTGTTGAACTCAGTAACAAAGGTCTGAACCGTATTCAGTTCTTCAGCAGTAAGGTTTTCCATTATAGTAGGATTAGATTTTGTACAAAGATACTGTTTTTGACTTAGTCCTTTTTAGCTGAACCGCCAAAGAAAAAGTCAACGACCGTGTTCACCTTGGCACTCATAGCACCGAAAATGGTGGAGATAAAACTAATCTCGAACTCGCCAAGGTCAATATCCTCCTCCACGAAGTATTTGAACATGACAAAGCTCAACGCAAAATATGCGACGGTGAAGACCGTAGCCAACACCTTCTGTATGGTACTATCAGATGAGTATAGCAGACGCGCACTCTTCCTGTCCTCAACCTCAAGGTTGTACAGCTCGACCAACTGAGCATGAGCCTGCGCCTTGTCTTCAGGGGTGAGCTTCGAATCATCAATCATCTTGCCTACCGCACCTAACAGTCCCGCGTCGGGCAGTAGCTCTCCCGCTACATTCAAGATGTCGGGGGCTTTGTCGGCTAAGAACTTGCCGACCTTCGTTTCTCTAAACTTCTTCTTCATCGTAATAAGAGCTTATCCATGCATACTCCTCAGTAGCATCAAAACTAGGACAAGCCTTATCTGAGAAGTCTCGATGACCGTGAACTACAGAGTCGCAGTACACAGCCTTTAGCTCTAGCAGGAGTGCCGCAAGAGATGCTTTTTGTTCAGTTGTTCGGGTATCCTTTGACGTTCTCCCATCCCCTTCTACTCCACCGACATAGCATATCCCTATGCTGTTCATGTTTTCTCCTAGGGTATGCGCACCGGGACGCTCTTCGGGTCTGCCGGGGACAATTGTTCCATCGAGATAAATCACGTAGTGGTAGCCTATGTCTGACCAATTGCGAGGGGACGAAGTGTGCCATCCCCTGATGGTTTCCATTTCTATGTGCTGACCCTCGCGTGTTGCTGAACAATGAACAATTATCTTATCTATGTCTCTCACGAATCAATTTGCTTACGAGCAAGTAGCAGCTTGATTTCTTGGATGTCTGCGCTTAATTCTTTTAGCAACTTCGTTACCTCACTCTTGCTCTGCTCAAGGGTGTATACTCGGTTCTTTAGCTTTGCCACCTCGTTGTTCATTCTGATGTACACACCGATAAGTCCTGCAAGCAGCAGCACCCCCTCGTACAAGCTAATCATCTCACTACTCATCTTCCAATGCATCAGAGGGTAGAGGGTAAATCTCAAACTCCGCAAGCCTGTCTACCCACTCTTCCGGATTTGTATAGTATTCAATGACCGTCCAAGGCGTGCCGAGGCATTGCGTCTGCGAAACCTCAACCCATGATTGAGGCATAAGTTTTTGGTCGTTTGCAAAGCAAATAACCCAAGTGTCTGCTTTAGGGTAGCAGAACTCACCGTCGATATCTTTAGTTCGCCCCGCCATCAGAAATTGTCCAATTGTATGTGTTAACCAAGGTGTTGCGGGCGGTCTCTGCCGCACCTCCTGCCGTGTATTGAGCGGGCGTGGTAAATGCTACATTGCTCTGAACGCTCTGAGCAGCCCATGCAATCAATAGGGCATCATAGTTGGCTTGGCTCATAGACGTTCCTGAGAACGCAGCGTTAAATGTGGTGCAGTTTGATACATCCCAACTGCTGATGTCTTCGTTCCAATTGGGCACGGAAAGCAAAAGGAACTGCGCTGCTGTTACGTTAGAGAAGTCCCAATTCGCAAGTCCGCTTGTGATGGCGTTCGACTGATAAAAGCATCCTGTAATATCACCCGTAAGTGTAGGGGAATCGGTTGCGGTGCAAATCATATTCGTACAACCCCTAAGAGCAAAGGTGTTGTTGATGGTGAGGTTTGTGCCTCCCCACTTTACAATCTCAGTTATCTTTTGAGGGTCTCCCGAAAGAAAGGGGTTGATAGTTGTAAAGTCCCCTGTAATCGTAATGGTATATACTCCACCCGTAGAGTACGTATGCGTTACCTCAGATTGTCTGTATGCTGTAATGGTGTCCGTGCTGCCATCGCCCCAATCAACCACGAAGTTGTACGTGCCACTAGCGTTTGTGGGGAGCTTGTATTGCGTGTTGCTTGTCGCTCCCGCATTGCGTGTGTCTACCTTAAAGGTAAAAGGCGGTGGAGGTGGTGACGGTGCGCCTCCGCGCTGCGCCCCTCCGATAGAGTTGCCCGCTCCTCCTGTGACAACGTTTGCTATTTTGATTGCCGTTGCCATATCAGAACAATGCTACGATATTGAGCACGCCATTCGTGCCCGTGTTATACACTCTAACAACTTGAAGTGGAATGGTAGTGCCTTGCACAAGGTTGTCAAGGACAACATCATCGCCACCCGCTGTTCTAACTTTTAGCGTAGAAGCCGCGCCTACTGTACCAACATACAGTGTTGCAGGCTCGGTGCTTCCTTGAAGGATTCTATAGACGGTTCCTGAAGCCATACTGATATTGTTGGCTACCGTAACAGAATCTCCCTCCACATCAATAACCCTGCTGCAGTTAGGGGTAGAACTTGCATTTATTACCAAATCCCCTTGCTTCACACCAAGCGCAACAAAGTCACGACTCGGAACAACGAGCTTAGTGCCCGTTGTACCTACACCCGCAACGGCGGCATCAATTTCGTCATTCAGGTTTACTGTGTCCTCATTGTCTGACAACAGTTGCGTCATGGCAGTGGCCCTTCCTGTCTGTAGCTTTTGGTACATATCAGAACAGGGCTACAATGTTGGTGGCAGTTGTGCCTGTGTTGTAAACCCTCTTGACCTGTACAGGAATAAATGAACCTTGCTGAATGTTTACGAAGGTAGCGTCATCGCCACCTGCGCTACGAACCTTCAGTGTTGCTCCCGCTGCCGCTGTACCCACGTACAGGACTGCAGGTTCTTCTGAGCGTGCAAGAATTTTGCTTGAAGCTCCGGAACCTACACCTAGATTTTTGACCAAAGTAATTTTCGTATCACTGTCAACAGAAGCAATGTAGCTGCTTTTGTAGTTGGGAGCAGAAGAACTAAGGTTTACATACAAGTCTCCTTGATTAACAAGATTGTTCCCGTTGGTATCAATGAAAGTATTTGCGGGTGCAATAATGACATTAGTAGGCGTTCCACTGCCCGCTGCGGTATTAAATGCAGTCAACTCGTCATTAAGGTTGACTGTATCCTCAAGGTCGTTTAGCAGTCTTTCCATGTCGGTTGCTCTTCCAACCTGTAGTTTTTGATATCCCATTAGGTTTTGTTTTAGAAGAGTGCGAGGATGTCGCTTACGGTTGTTGAGTTAAGAAATACTCTTTTTACTTGCACAGGCAAGAAGCTGCCTTCAGGTATGTTTTCAAAGGTGATATCATCACCACCCGATGTCCTAACCTTAAGCCTTACAGCTCCTGAACCGGGATGCGTTCCCACGTACAGGACTGCAGACTCACTTGAACCATTGAGTATTTCGACCGTCTGTGTGGTTATGGCTGCGATACCCTCTACGTAAATCTGTGTTTCGCTATTTATAGCCAAAACACGACCTCCCGCTGTGGGGGCATCAGTCCTATATATTACATCACCGGGCTGAACACCGTCAGAAATAAATGTTGCCCCACTAACAGTCACTAGGCTATTAGTGCCGTCAACTAATGAAAAACCTGTGACAGTGTACGTTTTTGGATTCCCTGAAGCGTCTAAGATGGGGTCGTTAAGATTGACCGTATCAGAGAAGTCTGACTTCTTATCGTCCATTGCCGTTATCCGGCCAACCTGTAGTTTTTGGTATCCCATCGTTAGTCTCTATCGTATGGGAAAGTCCTGTTAAGGGTGTCCCTTCGTTTGCCACAACCGCAGTCAGTTCCTGTTGCTTTTGCAACTGTCTCTACCGCCTTCTTAATTCCTGTTGCCTTGGTGAACTTTTCGATTGAATCACCGAGACCTTTGGACTTGTTGTTCATATAGCAAAGGTAAGGATTATTTTTTTCTGTCCGGGATGATGGAGTTGATGAGGGTGTCAATCCAACCGAAGACGATATTGTCCTTCTCGGTGGGGGTCAAGTTGACCACGATTTTTGCAAACGCGGCCAAGCCAATGAGCAATGCAGCCCAATTCTCAATAATGAAATCTACCATAATTATTAGTATTTACCTCTGCGTGATTTAGGGGAGGACTTAGTGCTTCCTCCTTTGCCTGCCCAAAGGTTTTTGCAGGCCCAATAGCGGGGTGTGAGTTTGTCTTTTGCCTGCCCGCACTTGTGGCGTGCGCGAAAAGACTTGCGTGCAGCAGATGAATAGTTATGGCCGTAGCCCTTAGCCCCGAAGTGCAAGAGCTTTTCTCTCCCACCACTGCAGGCTTTGACCATCTTTTTCTTACCG